CCCCTTGATTTTCGTTCCAATCTCTCCCCAACACGGTCGGAGATTCCCCAGACCAGTCCATTTCTAGCCAAACCAGTCCAGAACTAACCCGATGCCAGCCGTTAGAAAACATAAGCTCAGGGGGTCAATCAAGCCTCGACTCTCCAGCATCCCTCTTAAGGGTAAGAACAAGCTCGAGGACGTAAAGCAGCTCTGCGAGATACTCCAGATGCCGCTACTCCCATGGCAGGAGCACGTTCTTAAGGACATGCTGACGGTTGATAAAGATGGCAACTGGGTGCGCAAAACTAACCTGCTACTTATCGCTAGACAGAACGGTAAAACCCACCTAGCCCGTATGCTTATCCTCGCCCACCTGATAAAGTGGGATAGTAAGAACATTCTGATCATGTCCTCGAACCGCTCGATGGCATTAGACACGTTTAGGCAGGTTGCCTACGCATTGGAGAGCAATGACCACCTCAAGGGACTCGTTAAGCAGATTCGATATGCCAATGGAACTGAAAGCATTGAAATGCTGGATGGAACTCGCCTCGACGTCGTTGCAGCAACTCGAGACGGCTCTCGCGGAAGAACAGCAGATTTCCTCTACATCGATGAGCTTAGAGAAGTCAATGAAGAAGGTTATCGAGCAGCTATCCCTACTACACGCGCTAGACCAAACTCTCAGACACTCCTCACAAGTAACGCAGGGGATGCTTTCTCGCTTGTGCTCAACGGAATGCGTGAAAGAGCACTAGAAAACCCTCCTAAGTCGTTCGGGTTCTATGAATACTCAGCGCCCCAGTATTGCAAGGTTACAGATCGTAACGGCTGGGCACAGGCTAACCCTGCGCTCGGATATACCATCACGGAGGAAGCCCTTGAAGAAGCAGTCGCCACTAGCCCAATCGAAAACACTCGCACTGAGTTACTATGCCAGTGGATTGACTCTCTATCTTCTCCGTGGACGCATGGAAGCCTTGAGGAGTGTTCTGATTCTACTCTCGAGATTGCACCCGGTCGTTATACGGTATTCGCTTTCGACGTCAGCCCGTCTCGCCGCAATGCGAGCCTCATTATTGGTCAGATATTGCCGGACGGTCGAGTTGGAGTTGGACTTGCACAGACGTGGGAGAGCCAAGTTTCAGTCGATGAACTTAAAATAGCAGCTGACATAAAAGGCTGGGCAGACCAGTACCGCCCGCGTTCTATTGGCTTCGACCGCTACGCTACCCAGTCAATCGCAGATCGCCTTACCAATGCCGGACAGGTACTCCAAGATATTTCAGGAGCACAGTTCTACCAGGCATGTACCGACCTCAAGGACGCGCTAGACAATAAGCGCATGGTGCATAGCGGACAAGAGGGCTGGATACAGCAGATGAATAACTGCGCAGCTAAAACCAATGACTCCTCATGGCGTATTGTGAAGCGCAAGAGTGCCGGTGATATATCTGGAGCGATTGCAACAGCGATGGTAGTTTCGACACTTCTAAAACCACAGCAAAGCGCGGGAATCTACGTCGAGTAGTGTATAATTAACCCCTATGGGTATCTTCTCGCGTAAGCCGCTAATAGTCGAAGCGCAAGCCGCTCCTCAGGTCATGGGCGAGTCGTTACCCTCTATTTATAACTATGTAATCCCACGCATCTCTCGTAAGGATGCGATGAGCGTTCCATCAGTAGCTCGTGCCCGCAACCTTATCTGCGGAACTGTAGCATCTATCCCGCTAGAGTATTACAACAAGAGCACCGGCGAAGTTATTGCTCCACCTCGTTGGATTAACCAGTTAGCAAAGAACCAACCATCATTCGTAACCCTTACATGGATCGTAGATTCTCTCTTGTTCTACGGCATCTCCTACCTTCGCGTCACAGAGCGTTATGCAGAGGATGGTCGCCCATCTGCGTTCGAGTGGATTGCTAATGCCCGCGTAACATTTACCACAGACCTTGAAGGCATCATGGTCACCCAGTATTACGTCGATGCAGCACCAATCGACATGAACGACATTGTTACAATTCAAGGCTTTGATGAAGGCGTACTAGAGCGCGCATCTCGCACCATCCAGTCAGCGATTGACGTAGAGCGTGCAGCAGCTCAGAACTCAGCAAACCCACAACCTGCGGGCTTCTTAAAGAACTCAGGAGCAGACCTACCGGCTGCTGAGGTCTCTGGACTTCTCGCAGCTTGGAAGCGTGCCCGTCAGAATAACTCTACAGCTTACCTCACTTCAACACTTGATTATTCTCCAGTCGCGTTCTCACCTAAGGACATGATGTACAACGAGGCGGTTCAGAACCTCTCGACACAGATTGCCCGCGCCATGAACGTCCCGGCTTACTACTTGTCGGCAGATCAGAACACCACCATGACTTATGCCAACGTTCAGGATGAGCGTAAGCAATTTTATGCACTCTCTATTGAGCCTTATGTACAGGCTATCCAGAGCCGTCTATCGATGAACGATATTTCGACTGCTGGTCATGAGGTGCGCTTTGCAGTATTCGACACCTTCTTAAAGAACGACCCACTAGTCGAACTCCAGGTAATTGAGAAGTTATTGGCTCTCGGAATGGTCACCCCAGAGCAAGCGATGGAAATGACCGACCTAACACCTAACGGAAGCGAGGGACTCAGTTAATGGAGACTCTATATATCGAAGCATCCTCGATTGAGTGCAGCGAAGAACGTCGCGAAATCAGCGGCAAGATTGTCCCAATGGGAACAGGCGAAGTCGGCAACACTAACCTCGGTGGCGTTGTATTCGAAGCCGGTTCTATTGAGATTGAAGATCCATCCAAGATTAAGCTGCTTAGCCAGCACGATATGAAGAAGCCAGTCGGTCGCATGGTCACAGCCACAGTACGACCAGATGGCATCTATGCAACATTTAAGTTAAGCCGTTCAACCGGCGGAAACGATGCGCTAGTTATGGCACAAGAAGGTTTAGTATCCGGACTTTCTATCGGTGCAGAAATCATCGCATCAAAGCCAAGCCGTGACGGTCACACAGTAGTCTCAAGCGCGAGACTTAAAGAAGTTTCTCTCGTAACAGAGCCAGCGTTTAAGTCGGCTCAGGTGCTAGAGATCGCAGCAGAGGAAGTCATCCCTGCTGAAGAAACCCAACCAGAAAGCGAGCCAGTCGTGGAAGAAACCACAACACCGGTAGAAGCTCCAGCAGTTGAAGCAGCGGCAGTAGAAGCGGCTCGCCCAACAGTTGCAGCATCACACTACGTCAAGGAGCGTACTGCACCAATCACAGGTGCTCAGTACCTCGAAGCCAACATCAAGGCAGCCCTTGGTGATGATGAGGCACGTCGTACAGTCCGTGCAGCAGATGATTCAACATCTACTAACACAGGTCTCACACTCCCTCAGCACCTCAACACATTTATCACAGACACCTTCACCGGTCGTCCAGCATTCGAGGCAGTAACTCGTCAGGCTCTCACAGAGTCAGGCATGAGCTTCACAGTTCCACGCCTTTACACCAACGCATCTTCAGCAGACGTTGCGCCAACAGTTGCAGACACTAACGAGGGTGCAGCACCATCTGAGACAGGTATGACCTCTGCTTACGATACCGTAACAGTTGAGAAGTTCTCAGGACTACAGCGCGTTTCATTCGAGCTTGTAGATCGCTCATCACCTGCGTTCATGGAACTCATGATGGCAGAGCTTCGCAAGGCTTACGAGAAGGCTACAGATGCAGCTCTTATCGCTAAGTTCATCTCAGCAGGTACAGCAGCAACTAACGTTGCTACAACTGCAGCAGGACTCCAGTCCTTCATCGCAGTAGAAGGCGCAGCAGCTTACAAGGGTACAGGTGGAGACTTCGCTAACAAGCTCGTCGCATCTACAGACCAGTGGGCAGCAATCGCAGGCTACGCAGATACAACAGGTCGCCCACTCTACTCAGCACAGGGTGCAACATACAACGCAGCAGGCAACGCAGTTGCTACATCTGTTCGCGGTGGAGTTCTCGGAACAGACCTCATCGTCGATCACAACATCTCAGCATCAGGTATCTCAGATGACTCAGCCTTCTTGGTTGCTCCATCTTCAGTTTATGCGTGGGAGTCACCAACAACTCAGCTTCGCGTCAATGTTCTTACATCTGGCGAGATTGAGATCAACCTTTACGGATACCTCGCACTCTACGTCGCGAAGTCAGGTAAGGGCGTACGTCGTTTCGCAGTAGCGTAATCGACCACCATTAGAACGCCAGCGGGGGCGTGCCCTTCGTCCCCGCTGGTCTTATGAAAGGATAGAGAATGAGCCTAACAACAGTAGCCGAGCTACGCACCGCTCTCGGTGTTGGCACTCTCTATGCGGATGCAACCTTACAAGAGGTCTGCGACGCAGCAGATAACGTCCTGCTTCCTTTCATATGGGCGAACACTTCTTTCGCTATCGGTCACTCAAACCAAGGCACAGTGGGTACTCTTTACTTTGATGAGAACGTTCAGAAAACTTTCTACATTGGTCAGACAATTAACGTCTCAGGTGGCGGAGCGCATTTCAACGGATCTAAGACAATTCTTTCGGTAGGCGAGAAGTCAATCACTATCACTACCGACCATCTCACCGATACTCCTTATCATCCTTACAACCCATACGCCACAGTAGCCGCATCGACTTACCTCGACCCATCGACAGTACCAGCTATTCAAGAAGCCGCTCTCATGGTGGCTATTTCAATCTGGACTTCACGTCAAACCAACTCCGGAAACGGCATGAACCCAGATGGTTCTATCGGCAACATGTACGCCATGTCCTCTCAGCTTATGAGCAGGGTCAGAGGGCTTTTAAGCCCGTACCTCGACCCTAGAAGTATGATTGGCTGATATGACCGCTATAACCACCCTCAGAGCCTCTATAGCGAGTGCCCTAGCTGATAACTCACTCTACTCAGTATTCTCATTCCCACCAGCTACGCCTATTGCTAATAGCGTTATCGTGACTCCTGCTGATCCATACATCGAGCCAAGCAATAACCAAGAGGCGACTATCTCGCCTATGGCTAACTTTCGTATTCAGGTACTTGTCCCGCTTCTTGATAATGAAGGCAACCTCAACGGCATTGAGACAATGGTCGTAGCAGTATTTAACAAACTAGCGGCATCTTCTATCAAGTACCGCATCGGGTCAGTCAGCGCGCCAGCCGTGTTGTCTATCCCATCTGGCGATTTGCTTACCTGCGACATTGCAGTAAGCACCCTAACGGAATGGAGCTAATCGATGGACGATTGGACAAAGGAGCAAGCAGCCTTCCTAGAGAAGATCGGGCAGCTCCCACCAGCAGCAGCACCAGCACCAAAACCAACTACCAAGAAAGATGAGGAATAACTGAAATGGCAGTATTTCTAAATAACGGCGTGGTTCTTACAGTCAATTCAGTTGATCTCTCAGACCACGTTACAGCAGTAACAATCAACCGCACTTTCGATGAACTCGAAGTAACTGCGATGGGTGACTCAGGACACAAGTTCGTTAAGGGTCTCGAGGCTTCATCTATTACAATCGACTTCCTCAACGACACAGCGACCGGTGAAGTTCTCCAGACACTTCAGGCAGCATGGGGTACAAACGTAACAGTTACAGTTAAGCAGACTTCAGCTGCTACATCTGCAACTAACCCGCTCTACACCATGACCGCGCTAGTCAATAACACAACAGACATCAACGGTTCAGTTGCAGACCTTTCAACACAGTCTGTAACATGGAACGTATCAGGTGCTATCGTAGTTACAACCGCATAAATTAAGGAGATAAGGGCATGGCTAAACTCAAAGTAACAAGGGCAGACAATTCAATTCAGGAGTTCGAGATAACCCCATTAATTGAATATAGTTTCGAGCAGTTTGCCAAGAAGGGCTTCCACAAGGCACTCATAGAGGATCAGAAACAATCTGACGTTTATTGGTTGTGCTGGGAAGCAATCCGTCGCTCAGGGGAAACCGTCCCACCATTTGGTGAGAAGTTCCTTGAGACTATTAAAGGGGTAGAGGTCTTAGAGTCCGACCCTTTAGGCTAGATCGGAACTCCGTTACTTATACGGCAGCTCGTCTATCGTATGAGTACGGAGTCCCGTTCGAGTCAATAGTGAATCTAACGCCAATGGCGTTCAAGGCTCACATCCAAGTATTAAACGATTTAGCGAAGGAGCGGGAGAATGCCAGCAAGAGTAAAGGGCGCACTCGAACTTCGCGAGGCTCTTAAGAAGTTTGAACCAGACCTTCTTAAAGAGACTAACAAAGAAATTGCAAGTTTCCTCAAGCCTGTTGTGAAACAAGCGAGGGGATTCTTGCCTTCTAATGCTGACGCTCCTAGCGGATGGCTCAAGCGTGAGAACGCTCAAGGTCGATGGGCTACTCGCTATTACGACAAGGCAGAAGCCAGTCGAGGCATTACCTATCGCACAGCTCCTAGCAAGGAGAACCGTCGCGGATGGGTAGCACTAGCCACGATTCGTAGCCGTAACGCTGGAGCTGCTATCTACGAGACCGCAGGACGTAAGTCAGGTGTTACCGGTAACTTCACTCCTAAACTCGGTGGAGACCTTGAGGGTAGAAGCCAGAAGATGACCGGTCGCGCCATGTTCAAGGCGTTTGCTCAAGATCAGGGCAAGGCAACCGCCGGAGTAGTTAAGGCAATCGAGAAGGCGGAAGCCACATATAACAGGAGAACACGATGAGCCTACTGATTAATATAGCCGCTACCTTTAGCGGTAAGAAGGCTCTCAAAGAAGCCCAAAAGCAAGTCAATGTTCTCGAGAGTTCAGTTAAGAAGCTCGGCGCAACCCTTGGCGTAAGCCTCTCAGCAGCAGCAGTAGTCGCATTCGGTAAGGCATCGGTTAAGGCATTCGCAGAGGACGAGAAGGCTGCTACACGCCTTGCAGGAGTCCTAGAGAACCTAGGGCTAGCCTTTGCCAACCCACAGATAGCCGCGTTCATTGAGGACTTATCTAAGGCTACTGGCGTTGTCGATGACGACCTACGTCCAGCGATGCAGTCACTTATCACTACTACCGGCTCACTTGCTAACAGCCAAAAGTTACTCGCTCAGGCAATCGACATTTCAGCAGCTAGCGGCGTTGATTTAGTTACTGTTTCCAATGACCTCGCCCAAGCCTATGTCGGTAACACTCGAGGACTTCGCAAGTACAACCTAGGACTCACTCAAGCCGAACTGAAGGCTGCTTCATTCGCAGAGATTCAGCAGCGCCTTACAACACTATTCTCAGGGGCGAACGCTAAGTACCTTGAGACCTATGCCGGAAAGATGCAGCTCCTCACCACCTCAGCTAATGAGGCTAAAGAGGTAATCGGTGCAGGGCTAGTCGATGCGCTTACTATCGTCGCTGGCAAGGATAGAGACATCCAAGATTTAGCAGACTCTATGGCTAACGTAGCCACACAGATTAGCAACGTCACCCGTGGCGTTGGACTTATGATTGCAGAGTTTAAGAAGATACCGGGAGCGGGCTTACTAGGTGACGCGTTCAGCGCAGCGGTTAAGTCATCTGGTCTCGGTGCTTTGATTGGTCTAGCAGCTCGTAAGGGTGCTACTAAGCAATCTACCGGCTTCTCATTCTTTGGCTCTCCTATGGAGACCACACAGAACGCCCGTAACGCGGCAGCGGCTAAGAAGGCTGAGGCAGATGCAGCCAAGCGAGCCAAGGCTATTACTGATGCCCAGAAGAAGAACACAGCAGAGTTAAAGAAGCAAAGCCTTACCAAGAAGCAGTCAGCCCTATTTGACCTTGAACAGATTCAGATCATCGCAGCTCTTAAGGGCAAGATTAGCGAAGAAGATAAACTACGCCTCAAGCTCCAGTTAGCCTTGCTCACCGAGAAC